AGTTATGCAATTAGAAGGTACAAGTAATATAATTAACGTTGGTCTTAGTAAGGATAAGGAGATAGATGATATACTAAATAATAAATTAGCACCTATTAATGAAGAGGACGGATTAGAACTGGGACAAACACAACCAAAAGTACAAGAGCCACAACCACAAACAAAAGTACAAGAGTCACAGCCATCATTTCAAAAATCAGGAGGAGCAGAAGCTAGTATTACAAGTACAGATATAATGGGTGAATTAGAAACAACAACGGTAACTGTAGGTACAAATAAAACAAGTTTATTAGAAAGCCCAATGCCTCTAAGAAATAATAAAATTAATGATATTATACCAACAGTTAGAAAAGGTAGACCACCTAAAAATAAAAATGCAGATAAATTCTTTAATAACCTGATATAATGTTATAGTTTTTAAGTATATAAAAAAAATATTTATATAAATTATATATATATATATAAATATGGGTTTAAAATACGTATTACAAAATTATATGTTATTAGTTGCATTAATAATATTTGTTGTTATTTATATTATAGTAAATTATAATTCATTAAATAATGGCAATATATCATTTTTTCAAGGAAATTATATAATTCCAATAATTTATACAGTATTAATATCGTTAGTATTATTTATTCTTTCATGTGATGGAAGTGGAAGCAGTGGTAATACTTATAGACTTGTAAAAGTACAAGATAATATACAACCGTATTATAGTCAATTTAATCATAAAATAGCACCAGAATTAAATATAAAATCATTATTAAAGTCTGATAGTGTTTTTATACCTCAATTAAATAAAAATCGTATTGGATTAAAACTTTAGGTTGTGCATTTATTTCTAAACAAAAATATAATCATTAATAATTATAAGTATATAATCATTAATGACAGATAATACAAGAAATGTTACATTATATGGTAATAAAAAATTACAGATAAAGCAATTTCATTTAACATCAATGGTTGAAAATCCAGCGATAGTTATGATTGCAAAAAGAGCATCTGGTAAAAGTTGGGTATGTCGTGATATATTAAAAAATTTTAAAGATATACCAGTTGGTATAATAATTGCTCCAACTGAAAAGATGGCAAATCCTCCATTTTATTCAGCATTTTTTCCTGATAGTTATATACACTATGAATATAAAAGTGAAACTATAGAAAGAGTGCTTTATAGACAAGATATTATGATTGAAAAACAAAAACAAAAAGAAAAAGATGGTAAATTTGTTGATCCACGTGGTTTTATTCTTATGGATGATTGTCTTAGTAAAAAAAGTTCATGGATGAAAGACCAACCAATTATGGAATTACTTTTTAATGGCCGTCATTATCGTTTAATGTATATTCTTACAATGCAATTCCCATTAGGTATTACACCCGAACTTCGTTGTAATTTTGATTATATATTTTTATTAGCTGAAGACTTTTATTCAAATTTAAAACGTCTATATGATCATTATGCAGGTATGTTTCCTACTTTTGATTCATTTAGAACCGTGTTTAAAGAATTAACAAATAATTTTGGTTGTATGGTAATTGTAAATAGAGGTGCAAGAAGTACATTTTTGGAAAAGATATTTTGGTATAAGGCATCAAATGATGATGTAGGTATGATAGGATGCAACCAATTTATAAAACATCATGATAAAAATTTTGATCCTGAATGGAGAAAAAAAAATAAAAAATATGATATTATGGAAATGTGTGGTAAAAAAGGCAATGCTAATGAAGTTAAAGTAGAAAAAGTGGAATAGCTTTATTGTTATATTTGGCTTATATAGTACTTATTTAATACCTCATTCTTTCTCAAATAATCATCTTTTATAGAATTAATCCATACAGAAGGCTGTTCAAACATTGCTTTAAATATTTCTGATACATAAACAGGCGATTCTTCCTCCTCTTCTAATGAACGTGGTAAATATTTGTACACTATCTTTGTATTACCGCCACCACTACTACCACTATCACTACCACGCATAAAATATAATGCAATTAATAATATGCCTATAATTAAAAATATTAAAAAAAATCCTTTTATAATATTCATAACTTATTCGTATATATATATACACAAATAAATATTTTTACTGGAACTGTAACTAAAACCAGAACCAAAAACTATAATTTTTAGACATTAAACAGGTCATTGCTGTAACTGCTTATAAATTTGGTTTATAGTTGCCATTTTATCTTCTAATTCACTTAATGATTTTTTACTATCTTCAAGTTCACAAACAATCTTATTTTTTTGTTCTACAACTTTCTCTAAATCTTGTTCCTCCTGACTCTTCTTAACACTATCCAATTCAACATCAACACCTTCTTCATATTTTTGAGTTTCTACTGGTTGTGCTTTTGGTAATTTTCTATCTTCTAAAAACCCTGTTCCTAATCCAGTTGATTCTGGTGCATCGTGTTTACCAGTAACAACATTTGCACCTTTAAGCATTTCTTCCTTTCTAACTGCTTCAAGTTCATCATCTTCCTTTAGTGTGTCATAATATGTTTTCATATATTGATTTAATTGTTGTTCTCTGTATACCTGCTGTTCAGGCTCCATATTGGTTGTATCGGCATCAAATGGTAACCATTTACCAACTTCACCGACGAATACATGATGTCTCTTATCTACCTTTTGTAATTGTTTAGCACGTGCATCTGCTTCTTCAAATGATTTATAAACACCACGCACCTTTACACCAACAACCTTTTGGTCCTTGTATTGGCTTCTTTTTTCTTCAGGAAATGATAAATGGGTTAAAAATGATAAACATGCAAATGCTTGGCCTTTAAGAGGCTTATCTTCTTCTAAATAATCTTCTTCTAAATTAGACATACTTTTTATTTATATAAATAATAATAATTTATTGTTTATATTGTTTATGTTAATTTACTGTTTATGTTAATTTACTGTTTACTGTTTACTGTTTATGTTAATTTACTGTTTACTGTTTATGGTATACGCAGGAAAATTACCATCAAGTATATATAATAGGATAGTACTAAAAACAACAATGGATAAGATTTGTGTATCTTGTGTCATTTCAAATGAAAAGAGTATTAGTAAGAATATGTAATACAAAATTATATTAATTAATATTTTTAGAATTCTGTTGTATAAATAATATTTTTTATCTATATTAATGTTCATGTTATATTTATAATAGATAAAAAATTAATTCTATCTTTTGAATAGTATTTTTCAAAAAGTTTATGTATTTGGTCAAATATTGATTTAAATTTATTTTCTTACTTATCATTAGTGCTGATATATTTTATATATAAAGTCTATATACATCATATATAGTAAATTTATAAAAAAATAAAAATATATAAGCATTATTTCCGTATATCCGCAAATAATATTATCTTATTATATATATATATATGCAATTAATTGAATTTTTAAAAACTTATTCTAAAGTAAATAATAATTTTATAGATGATTTTTTTAGTCTTTATGATTCAAATGATAAGTATAATTTCTCTATAAATATTGATGCTATTGCTAAATGGTTTAATATGACAACTGGACATATTAAAGAAACATTGATTAACTCTTACAAAGAAAAAATAGACTATAAAGTCATTAAAGGTGTTAGCAATGGTATGAAAGGAAAACCAAAAGATACTATCCTATTAACTCCAAAATGCTTCAAATTGATGGCAATGCAAAGTAGAACTAAAAAAGCAATTCAAGTTAGAGAATATTATTATGAATTAGAACAAGTTTTAGATAAATACAAAGAATATATAATCAAAGGTCTTGAAGAAAAAATTAAAAAACTTGAAAATAACCAGAAGCCTAAAATAAATCCATCTAAAGGTGTTATATATATATTAGAAACTGCTGATGGAATTGGTCATTATAAAGTAGGTAAAACAAATAATCTTAAACAACGATTAAAACAATATAATGGAGATAAAAAAGATGATATAATTCCATTATATGTTTATGAAACTGATAATATTGATGAGGTTGAAAGATGCGTCAAGTCTTATGCTAAACAATATCAATATAGGCGTTATAAAGAAGTTTATAAAGCAGATATAAATATGTTAAAAGATTTAATAAATGATTGTAGTGAATTTAATGAAAAAACTAACTTGAAAATAAAATGGAAATCTAATAAACAAACAGGTGGTAATCATTATATTGCTATTTTTAGAGATTAATAGTTATAGTTATAGTTATAGTTATAGTTATAGTTATAGTTATAGTTATAGTTATAGTTATAGTTATAGTTATAGTTATAATTAAAATATACATGCTTTGGTGTATAGGTCATATTGATGGATAATACTCCCATTTAACATCCTTACAAATTTTTTTCCATATTTCATCTTGAGAACGCAGTTTAACACGGCTTTTTAGTAAAGGAAAGCATTTAATAAATTCATCTAATTCTAATAATTGACAGAACTTGTGTAAAACATAAGAATAACTTAAAAAATTAATCCTATCTTTTGGACAGTACTTTTCAAAAGGTTCCTGTATTTGGTCAAACATTGATTTGAATTTATTCTCTATTTCTTTGCTTATCATTGGTGCAGGTATGTTTGTTATCTTTGATTTTATGTATGGAATATGCTCATAATATTCATTTAACTTTAATTTTTTTAATATTGTTTTAAATTGCGATAATGCTAATATTTCTATCTTTTTAATACGCATCTTTTTTAATTCGTTTTTTATTAGTTCTATTATATCAGTTGGTATTTCTGTTGATTCTTTGGCTTGAAATTGGCTTAACCCGTATGTGGACTATACCTTAAGCCCCTTGCCCCCTATATTGCTTATAAATACATTTGCTTATAAATACATTTGCTTATAAATACATTTGCTTATAAATACATTTGGTTGTATGTGCATTTGGTTGTATGTACATTTGGTTGTATATGCATTTGATTGTATATGCATTTGATCAGGAGTAAGGGACCCATATCCATCTAGTCTCTGAACCTTCTTCTAAATGTGAATTTAGAAACTTGGCTGCGGATTGTCTAAAATCTAATATTTTTACCGTTGGGTATGGCTATTATCCATGTTCCTTTAAAAAATTGCTAATTTAAAGTGGTAATTAGATTGTAAAGATGTTCCCGCAATTTGGATATGTCACCTCCCCTTATTGCCTTTATGATGTTTAGGCTTATAAGAAGGAGATTAGTATATACTTTGTCCTTAATATAAAGGGTATATACTCTAACGAGCAGTTAAGATAATTTATCCACTCGCAAAAATGATTTTTTCTTTTATATGGAAATGTTGGTTTTTCAATCATTGGATCTTTGTAACTAGTGATATCACTTTCTACAATACAACTTTCAACTTCTCCACAATTAGTACATGTATATGTACCCTCAGAATATATTAATATTTTATCAATGTTACAATTAATACAAAATTTACTTATTTTCTTTTGTGCATGTACTCCATCTATGACTAAACGAAACTCTTCAAATAATGTTGCTTTATCTTGATATACCTTCGGTTGCTTATGTTCGTGTTCAGGAACAATATCATTACAATCATCTTGTTTTCCTTTTTCTAAATAGTTAAAAATATTATTATTATCCTTAACAAATGATTCAATATTTTTAATACGTTTTCGTGTTGTTTTTTTTTCTTTTCTTTTTTGTTTGGATAATTGGTTTAGTAATTCAAGTTTATCAATCTTATCAGTTTTCTTAAATAGTATATCTAAATTATCGTCCTCATCCCCATCTCCTTCATCAAAACCTATATTAGATGTTGCTATTAATACAGGCTCTGTATCAGATATTAGTTCCAACTCAGATGTTGTTTTTACATTGGTTATAGGGTTTATAAGGGTTATAGGGTTTATAAGGCTTACAGTGTTTGCATTAGTTACAGGGTTTATAAGGCTTACATGGTTTGCATTAGTTACAGGGTTTATAAGGGTTACAGGGTTTATAGGGGTTACAGTGTTTATAGGGGTTACAGTGTTTGCATTAGTTATAGTTTCTTGTGATATATTATAATTATTACTAATACCGTCATATTGATCATAATAATTAAACAAAATATTATAAGTTTTACTAAAATAGTTAATTTCATCATCATAATTACATATTTCATCAATTTCATTTGTTAACATATCAATATCTTCAATGATTTTAGATTTTAAATATACATAATTGTCTACACATTTTGAATTATATTCTAATTCTTTTAACATACATTTTAATTTTTCTAATTTTTTTTCCTTCTTTGGTAAAAAATTTCTTTTTTTATTTATATCATCTATAATTTTGGTATGTGAACTATCTAAAGTACTTACGTTAGTTAAATATTTAATTTTATCTGGTTTAAATTTAAATTGCCCACTATTCATACATATATAATGATTTTAAAGTTAATAATTGTTTAAATTAGTTATTATAGCATAATTATAAAAACTATAAATAAAAAGTTTGTAAAAGTATATGCGCTGGATTAAATAGTTTATGAACTGGATTAAATAGTTTATGTACTGGATTAAATAGTTTATGCGCTGAAATAAATAGTTTATGAACTGGATTAAATAGTTTATGCGCTGAAATAAATAGTTTATGAACTGGATTAAATAGTTTATGAACTGGAATAAATAGTTTATGCGCTGAAATAAAAGTGTATATACTGGATTAAATAGTTTCCAAAGACATAAGATATGATATAATTACAATAAAAGTTATTACCGTAATAGAACATTCAAAATATATTTTTACGCCCAAAAAATTTATAAAATTATATATAGATAATAAAAATTTTTTTATATTTTTTTTTTCTAAAACTATAATATATAATAACACATGGGTGGTGGTTTAATGCAATTAGTCGCTTATGGCGCACAAGATGTTTATCTTACTGGCAATCCTCAAATTACTTTCTTTAAAGTAGTATATAGAAGATACACTAACTTTGCTATTGAAACTGTAGAACTTACTCTTAACGGTACTGCAGACTTTGGCAAGAGAGTTACTGTAACTATTACCAGAAATGGTGATCTTGTAACCAAGATGTATTTAAGAGTTGAACTTGCATCTGTTACTATGAACAATGTTCCTCAATCTGAAGTTGAAAGAAACAAGTTTCTTTTCGGCTGGGTTAGACAAGTTGGTAATTTCTTAATTGATAACATCCAATTTGAAATCGGTGGTTCCCAAATTGACAAACATTGGGGTCACTGGATGAGTGTATGGAACGACCTTACCAAGAACGTAAATACTCAACCCGCTTACAATGCTCTTGTTGGTGATGTTGAAGAACTTACTGCTCTTAGATCCCCAGACGCTCAAGGAAAATTCACTCAACCATACGTTTTATTTGTTCCTTTAATCTTCTGGTGCAACACTAACACTGGTTTAGCCCTTCCTCTTATCGCTCTTCAATACCACGAAGTCAGACTCTGGATTGAAACTAACCCCTTCCAAGAACTTATATGCCACACCAACAACCTTACTGCATCCAGACTTGGAAACGGTATTGGTGTTATGAACGATATGTCTCTCCTTGTTGACTATGTTTACATTGACACTGAAGAAAGACGCAGATTCGCTCAAGTTGGACACGAATACCTCATTAACCAACTCCAATTCACTGGTGTTGAAGCAGTTAACAACAACCCTCTCCGTGTCAAACTTGGTTTTAATCACCCAACCAAAGAACTCATCTGGAACATTAAGTCTGGTGATTACATCTCAGGAAACTCTCCCTTCCTTTGCTATTCTCACACTGATGACTGGACCGCAGCTCTTGAATACGCTGCCAACAACGTTATCACTGGTTCCGTTCAAGTTGGTGATACTTCTTCTATACCCGTTCCAACCCCAGATGCTTCTCCAGAAGTTAACATTTCATCTGTTTCATATGATAACTGGAACACTGTTAACTCTGTTAGCACTAACACTAGAAACAAATCTAAATACTCTGTATTTACCTATGTTGCTGGTCAAGGTGTTGATGAAGCTAAACACCCCAGTGACTATGCCAAGGAACTTTACATTCAAGCCAATGGTCCCGCTGCCGATACTTCCAACATTAACTTCAAATTTAGACGTGATGTTTTAACCAACCCTCAAAAACCAGAATATAACCTCGGTGATTACATTACTAAATTTGTTGTTTTAATCTACTACAATGTTGTTAACGTTAATGGCACTGGCAAAGCAGGAACTCTTACCTATGTTGTCAAAGCCATTGAACAAAATGTCACCATTAGAGATGTTTCAGTCCCTGTTGCATCATGGAACGATAACAGATACACTTCTGTTAACGGAAACCAGAACTTCTCCGATATGGATATCTGGGCTGTTCTTCCCTTATGCAGTGGTCTCCTCATCAACAACAGATACAACCCCGTTAAAACTGGTCTTATCCAACTTAACGGACATGATAGATTTGATACCAGAGAAGGCGCTTACTTCAATCTCATTGAAACTTACAACTACCACAGTTCCACTCCTTCTAACGGTGTTAATGTCTACTCCTTTGCTTTACACCCAGAACAACATCAACCATCTGGCACTTGCAATCTTTCAAGAATTGATAACACTACTCTCATTCTTAACTTATGGACTGATTACCCATAT